ATGTTAACAGAAGAACATTTGCAAGACGCGGTAAAATGCGACGGAAGTAGAGCCCGTTGCAACAAGTGCAGTCTGTTGAGTTTTAACGGGGCAGAGGATTGCATTAAGCGTTTGGCTGAGACGGCTATAAAACTCAAAGCCGAATTGGAGACAGAAAAGAATCTGCATCACAAGTACGAAAAGCTTGCCCTTAAAAATGCAATGGGGTATGACGAGGTAAAGGCTGAGCGTGATAAAGCGGTGGACAGACTCCAGATAAGCCCTTATGGTGATGACTTAATTGACCAGCTGGAGGAGTCTATAGGACACCATAAGTTCCACTTAGAGACATTACAGGCCGAGCGTGATGCAGCGGTGAAAGACTTGACATACATCCATTGCGCAGGGAGATACGGCTGCGAGATATGCCTAAATAATGACGTGTGCAAAAGGCAGGATACCCAAATAGGGAAATGCATTGATTTCAAATGGCGTGGCATCAAGGAGTGATTGACATGACTAAACAAGAATTGCAAAACTATTACTGGCTTAAGCGTAATATACAGAAACTTGAACATCGAATCATAGAGCTGGATACCCTGGCGGCGAAGCAGACCACCCGATTAAAAAATGATGCGGATTCTAGGGTATCCCATGCGGAGCATGACCGACTGGGGGCTGTAGTGGCTGAGATGGTAGATATCAAGAGGGAGTTAGGGGAGCAGCTGAGAGAAGCGTATGAGGCCGAGGAGCGTATCCAGAATGCATTAAGGAACTTACCTGAGCGCGAGAAATATCTCATCCGGGCACGGTATGTTGAATCCAAGAAGTGGGAACAAATTTGTTTGGATATGAATCTGGAATGGGCACAAGTCCATAGAGTTCATGCCAGGGCTTTAAAGCAGTTAGCCTAAAAGATGATACACAATGATATACCCATCCGTGCTAATATGGCATTAGCAGATTTTATCAAGTAGTGACCTCCTCTTCTTTGGGGCTCAGCGTTGGCAGGACGCTGGGTCCTATTTATATTTCTTTTAGGCGGTGATTGTATGTATCCAGATTGTCATAAGCCCATAAGCAAAGGTGATAAGGTAAACTGCGGTACATGTCGCCGCTGGGATGTAGGTAAGCAAGAGTGCAAGGATACGGCTGAGCAGTACGCAGAGTGGGATAGGGAGCATGGATGGATAGAGCGATTGATGCGGGAGAATCGCGGGGTCTACTTAGAATAAATCAAAACAAACGAAATGCAGACGGCAGGTGAGGTGATGTGGCGAGAGAGCGCAGCCCAGACAGAGACAAAGCTTTTGAGATTTATCAGCAGCATCAAGGTAATATCACGAATCGGGAAATTGCTAAGCTTTTAGATATCCCGGAAAAGACCATCAGCGTATGGAAGCTTCGGGATAAGTGGAAAGATGGAATTGATTGTAGTACTTCAAAGACTGATTGTAGTACTACAAAGCGTAGGCAAGGCGGTCAGCCTAATAATAAAAATGCAGTAGGCCACGGGGCTCCAGCGAAAAATAAGAACGCCGAGACCCATGGCTTTTTTAGCAAGTATCTCCCGGAAGAAACTCTGGCCATTATGGAGGAGATACAGCAGAAGCATCCGCTGGATATCTTGTGGGAGAATATCACGATCCAATACACGGCTATCGTCCGCGCTCAGCGGATTATGTACGTAACGGGCAAAGACGAAATGATTAAAGAGCTAAAGAACGCCGAGTATTTAAGCTTGCCTGATCCGGATAATCCAGGCGAGGTAAAGCTGGTGCCAGTAAAAGAGGCCTATAACTTTCAATTTGCTTGGGATCGACAGGCTACCTTTCTGCAGGCCCAGAGCAGGGCTATGGCCACGCTGCAGAGCATGATAAGGCAGTATGATGAGTTGCTGAAGTCGGGTATGGCCACTGAGGAGCAAAAACTGAGGGTCGAAAAACTAAAAGTCGAGATTGATAAAGCCAAAGGATTTGGTGGGGAAGAAGGCAAAGACGATGGATTTATAGAGGCGCTTAAAGCCGGGGCGAAGAATGTGTGGGCTGATGAGCATGAGCATACTTGATAAAGTCAGGAAAAAAGCCGCCTTATTTTTTGAGTCATTCTCCAACAAGCAGATGAGAATTCTTACCTGGTGGACCGAGGATAGCCCCTATAAAGACTTTAACGGAATCATTTGTGACGGAGCCATTAGGGCCGGTAAAACGGTACCAATGGCTATATCTTTTGTGTTTTGGGCCATGGATACCTTTGAGTCCTGCAGCTTTGGTATGTGCGGCAAGTCTATCGGCTCTTTTCACAGAAATGTGTGGACTTGGCTGAAGCCGGCGCTGATCATCCGGGGTTATCGGATCAAGGAAGTTAGGACAGGGGAAGACAAACACATTGATATCACCTTCCGGGGTGTCACCAATAAGTTCTATATTTTCGGCGGTAAAGATGAGCGCAGTCAGGACCTGATTCAGGGTGTCACCTTGGCCGGGATTCTGTTTGATGAAGTTGCGCTGATGCCTGAATCCTTTGTCAACCAGGGAACAGGACGTTGCTCAGTTGAAGGGGCAAAGTTCTGGTTTAACTGCAATCCCGACGGGCCTATGCACTGGTTTAATCTGAATTGGCTTGAAAAAGCTGCTGAGAAGAAGCTACTGCATATCCACTTCATCATGGACGATAATCCCTCCCTGAGTGAAAAAATGAAACAGAGGTACAAGGATACGTACTGCGGCGTATTCTTTCAGCGCTTCATCTTGGGGCTTTGGGTTGTTGCCCAGGGAGCAATTTACAAAGATGCCTGGTCTGAGGATGTTCTGTTTGATGACTCCGACATGGAGCCAGGTTTACGGAATAATCCGTCGTATAACCGCTACATCCTGATCGACTACGGCACCGTGAATCCCTGCGTGTTTCTGGATGTAATCGACGATATGCGCACCTGGTGGATAGTCAATGAGTATTACTATGATTCAAGAGACGATAAAAATAAAGGCGTAGAGAAAAGTAATGAGCAATATGGTCAGGACTTGATCGACTTCATAGGCGACAAAGGGATCCCGCCGACATGCATCGTGATTGACCCATCGGCGGCAAGTTTTAAGGTTACACTCCGTTCTTTGCAGCTACGGTCTAAAGAGACTATTGAAACAGTCAACGCTGACAACGAGGTCTTGGACGGGATCCGCATGGTGTCATCCATGCTGCATAGAAAGCTTATCAGAATCCATCGTAAGAATTGCCCCATGACTAAATTAGAGTTACTGAGCTATGTATGGGACGATGAAGCGATCAAGAAGGGCCAAAAAGAAAAGCCAATCAAGCTCAAGGACCATTGCCCGGATGCTCTGCGGTATGGGGTTAAAACGCTGATTAAGCCAAGGAGGTTAGCAAGTTGAGCAAAAAAGATAGACACAGAGCAAACGCACAGCCGAGGCAGCAGCCGCAACCTCCGCGCGGAATCACCATGGATGCCTTCCAGAACGTACTGGCAAGGATGGGCTACGGCACCCCGAACTTCATCGAATCCACGTCCTATCCCATGACGCGGCTAACGAAGGATTATAGCCTTATGAACAGCTTGTACCGCAGTCATTGGGTAGTGCGCCGGATCATCGACGTTATCCCTGAAGACATGTGTAAAAACTGGTATTCAATTTCTAGTCAAATGCGGCCGGAGTTCATGGACCGCTTGACAAAGCTGGAACGCCAGACCAGTGTAAAGGCTAAAATTCTGGAAGGCTTAAAGTGGGGCAGACTTTATGGCGGGGCGGCGGCTATCCTGATGATTGATGGACATGAGGGAGCATTAGACCAACCTTTGGATTATGACACGATCATGTTAGGAGCGTTTAAAGGCCTGCTGGTGCTTGACCGTTGGTCGGGCATCTATCCAGAAACACAACTTGTCACAGACCCTTCAGATCCTGAGTTTGGTCTTCCTGATATGTATCAGATTACCTCTGAATCTATCCAGGGAACCATCCGTGTCCATCACAGCAGATTACTCCGCTTCATCGGTCGTGAACTCCCTTTCTGGGAAAAACAAGCCGAGACATATTGGGGAGCATCGGAGATTGAGCACACCTTTGATGAATTGAAAAAAAGAGATAACACCAGCTGGAACATAGCCCAGTTGGTGTTTTTAGCTAATCTTAGAGTGCTAAAAATGGACGATTTAGGTCAGGCGCTTTCTTTGGGAAATGAAAAAGCTCAAAAGGATTTATATAATGTGGTCCAAGCTCAAAACTGGTTGATGAACAACTTCGGCATGTATCTGCTGGACAACAAGGATGATTTCGATACTAAGCAATACTCTTTCTCAGGGCTTTCTGAAATCTACGAAGGATTCATGATGGATGTGGCGGGAGCCGCAGAGATCCCAGTTACAAAGCTATTCGGACGCAGTCCTGCCGGTCTAAACGCCACCGGGGAAAGCGATATGCAGAACTATTATGACACGATCGAAGAGAAGCAGGAGGCCTACCTGAGACCTGTGTTAGCAAAGCTCCTGCCGGTTATGTGTGTGTCTGAGTTTGGCGGGATCCCTGATGACATCGACATCAAGTTTAACCCCGTACGCCGGCCGAGCGATAAGGAGAAATCTGATCTTGCTGGATCCACAACTTCAGCGGTCATAGAAGCTTTCAACGCCGGTATAGTCAGCCATAAAACTTCTTTGCGAGAATTACGTCTGATGTCAGATATTACAGGACTTTGGTCAAATATCACAGATGAGGAGATAGAGCGAGCGAGTGATGAGGCTGAACCAGGGGGAGATATGCCACCTGATCTGATGGGACCGGGGCCTAACCCTTTTTATAAGCCGTCAGTTGATGATACTGATTCGAAAAGAACGTTTGACGCAAAGGCGTATTCAGATAATTTTGCTGTTCAAGCTATTTCCGATCTTCATAAAAAATTAGGGTATGATAGCGAGAATCCTCCATGCTTAGTTGCAAATGCAGAAGGCGATTATGGGAAGGTTTGGGCACAGATTTGGTCCACCGGAATGGATTGGAACTGCTACTATTACATGCTCAGTAGCGAAGAAAATAAACCCCATTTGATCGCTATTTGGCAGGAGGAAATCAACAAGCCAATCTTACAGGTTAAGTCCGATGATATCCCAAAACAACTTCACGGCAAAAAAGAATATCCGAAAAATCTTTGGCAGCAGACTGTTAATAAATGGGTATCTAAAAGGGATAAAAATAAAAGGTGATTCGCATGAAGTATGACCTCTGGGAACCGAAACGCCGCATTGAACTGGAATACCAACGAGCTCTTAACCAGATGCTCAAGAAGATTCAGCGCTATGTGGATTATGTGGGAGAGCCTCAGGAGGTGGCCAATATCTTCAGGAAGGTGGCTAATAGTGCTGAGTTTAATCGCTATGCTGAGGAAACCGCAAACAGAATGGTCACTCACCTGTTTACTGATGCCGGCCGGACGTGGAGGACGGCAGCTAGAGAGAACTCTCAGGGGAGAATGATTTATGAGACATTAAGGCGCGAGTTGCAAGGACCGGTGGGTGGGGCGGTGATTCATCAGATTCAAAGAAATGCTGAAATCATCAAGTCCGTGCCGCTCACGATTGCCCGGGATATGACGGATTATATCGCTCAGGAGACCGTGAATGGGAGGCGTTCAGAGAGTATCTTGGCGGACCTTCTGGAGATTGTACCTGACATTTCTCTGAATAAGGCTAAATTGATAGCCCGAACCGAAGTAGGGAAAACGTCAACTGCACTCACCAGGGCGCGGTCAGAGAATTTGGGTCTGGACTGGTACATCTGGCGTACTTCTAAAGACTCCCGAGTGAGAGACAGTCATGATCTGATGGAGGGCGTTATGGTTTCCTGGCGGGATCCTCCATCTCCGGAGCTCCTGAATGCAGAGAAGAACGCGCCCAAACCCTATCATCCCGGAGAGATATATAACTGCCGATGCTATCCAGAACCTGTGGTGACACTTGATTTAGTTCAATGGCCGCGTAAAGTATACCGAAATGGAGCCATTACCGTGATGACCAGAGCGCAATTCCAAAGTATAGCAGCGTAAAGGAGTGATGCCCTTGAAGGCGTTCTATGGCTCCCGGTTTAGTCCGAATATGACACGGACACCGGAGGGCTTTTTAATTTGTCATAATGTGCCCATCGGCCGCACGGGGTGGCTGGAGTATCTTGGGCAAGAGCTAGGGATTGAGGATAAATATGACGTCATGGTCAAAGTCCATAGAAGCCCTGATGAACTATTCTCCCCTGCAGCTATGGCCAGTTTCGAGGGGAAGCCGGTGACGGATGATCACCCTTCAAGCGAAATTAGGGCAGATAACTATTCCTCATATACCCGGGGAACTACGACAAACGTCCGTCAAGGTGCCGGCGAGGAATCAGATTGCTTGGTAGCTGATTTAGTTATCTATGACCCTAAACTTATATCTGAGGTGGAAAATGGCAAGCGTGAAGTGAGCTGTGGCTATACCTGTAACTATGTTCCCATCGAGGGAACGGAGGACTATAAGCAAATCAGCCTCAGAGGGAACCATGTTGCGGTTGTTGACGCAGGGCGCGCAGGTGCCCGCGTGGCAATAAAGGATCATAAACCAATCGAAAGGAGCAAAGCAATGAAAAAGAATACATTATTTGGGAAGATGCTGAAGGCCTTTGCCATAGACGCAAGTCCGGAGGAGCTGGCCGAAGCGTCTAAACTGGCAGGGGATGAATCCCCATTTGAGCCAAAGCCGGCAGAACCCCCTAAGCCGGCTGTTGATGAAGGAGAGGGCATTATTGGAGCAAGGTTGGATAAACTGGAGGCCGCTGTGGGGCAAATTCTCCAAGCACTGGCTCCTAAATCTGAAGCTAATGCACTGGATGCACTGGAAAATGAACTGTCCGGGCAGGCAGGGCAAGAGGAATCAGTGACTATTCCGGTAGAACAAATTGATGCCAATGACGAGGCCCCGGTATCTCCTCCGAATGAACGGCCAGAAAATCCGATTCCTGGAGCTGATCGCAATGCTATGTTGACGGCTATCCGAACTGTAAAACCCATCATAGCGGCCATGAAGGACCCCAGCGAAAGAAAACAGGCTGCGGATGCTCTGGCCAAGACATTCAGATCCCAAATGGCTCAGCCGGCTACGCAAACTCAGAATGGTTATGCCGGCATTCTGGCGGCCCAGCAGGCTAACGCCGCTAAGATCGCAAAGGACAGCAAAGCTCAGCCTGAGGATATGACTGAACTAGGTAAAAAGTGGGCAAAGCAATATAATCCACACTACAAGGAGGGTAAATAATTATGCCAGGTCAAGCTATTGGAATTCAAATGCAATTTGGATATCCGGGAACGTTTGCCCGGAATGGGGATTGCCTTATTATAAATCGTCCGGTGAAAGGATCGGATACAGAAGGTCCTAAATTTGGTGATCCGGTAGTGCTCAATTCGGACAATACGTTTTCTAAGTTTGGAGCAACGGGAACGGCGGCTTCCTTCGCAGGGGTTGCAGTCCGTGAAGTTAAACAGACCACGGATTACCTTGGTTCTGTGGGTCAATATCTGCCAAGCCAACCCTGTGATGTCATTGAACGTGGTAACGTTTCTGTGGTCTGCAACGTAGGAACTCCTACAGCGGGCGGGGCAGTGTATATCCGAATTACGGCTAATGAATCGATTCCCGCGGGCGTGGTTGGAGGGTTCGAAGCGGCTGCTGATGGCGCTAATACGGTCCAAATCACTAACGCTAAGTGGGCAACTGGCCTGAAGGACTCCAATAACGTAACTGAGCTTGCGATTCTCAATCGGATCAATCCGTAATAGAAGGGAGATAGAACTGTGAAATCTGGAAATGTAACACTTGCTCCCATGAATGATGTACGTACCTTGGACAGCATGGTCAATGGCGGTCAGCGTTTCGCGACGATGACCATGGACGCGGCCACGGCCAGCGGTATGACTTTTCTCATGGGGGAACTGGAGAAAAGGGATCCTAAATTAAGAGAGCCTTTAACCTCCGTGACCTGGATGCGTGATATCGTGTCTAAGACCGGTGGCGGGTGGGTGGACTTCACTTCTACCCATAATGTGTCCTATGCCACAGCAGGGCCTAATGAGAACGGCATTATTGGCGGTGAATCCAACGCTATCCCCGTCATGCAGGCAGACGTAAGTAAAGACCTGTACAAAGTATTTACTTGGGCACACATCATGAAGGTACCGTTTGTGGATCAGCAGAAGATGCAAGGGATTGGTCGAAGCCTTGATGATATTTATGATAAGGGGATCCGACTTAACTATAACAAATCCATTGACCAAAATGTGTATAAGGGCTATGCGGCCTATGGAACGGTAGGCCTTGTCAATAACTCCAATGTCGTAGCGGCCAGTGTACCCGTAGGGGCAGCCGGGCAGACTCAATGGAGTAAAAAGACCCCGGATGAGATTTTAAATGATATCAATCAGATTATGACCGCGGGCTGGGCTGCATCGGAATATGATTTAACCGGTATGCCGAATCATATCTTAATTCCACCGGCGCAGTTTACCTACTTAGTTAGCACAAAAGTTTCTGAAGCAGGCAATATGTCTATTCTTGAATACTTGCTTAATAATAATATCGGCAAGAACCAGGGAGTGGATTTGGTTATCGCACCTTCCCGCTGGTGCATTGGCGCTGGGACAGGTGGAACCGATCGGATGACTGCCTACGTTAATGATGAGGATCGAGTTCACTTTGATCTGACTGTGCCGCTTTCCCGTGTCATGACTCAGCCCAGTGTTGGGGATATGGCCTATCTTACTGCTTACGCTGCGCAGATCGGTCAAGTCAAGTTCCTTTATTTCCAACCCCCGCGCTATGGCGACGGCATTTAAGGAGGACATTATGAGTATTAGAGTATTTGCAAAAAAGGCTTTTGAATTCTCCAACGGTGAAGTGGATGCCAAAGGGGTAAGAGTAACGGCCAAAACCCGTCCGCTTGACTTCGCAGAGCTTCCGGACTGGGCAGAGAAAGACCCCTTATTCGGTTGGGCGCAGGCAGATGGCGACTTAGAAGTCATTTCCGGAGCCAAGAAACCAAGAGGCAACCAGAAACCTAAAGAGCCGGAACAGCCTAAGGAAGAACAAGAGCCGCCTAAAGAGTAGAAAGGCGGTATTTTTATGACTGAGATAGACAGTGCCCGGATTATTGCCAGCGCCTCGAACCTGCGAACAGGGGAAAATCCTTCATACACTTTGGAGGATTTTTTCTCTGTCTATCCCCAATTTGGCGCGCCTGATCCGGAAGAAGGCGCGGAGCCGGTCCCGCCTCTGGTGCCAGAACCCATTGTACAAATGTACATTAACCTAGCACAGACCTGTGTAAAGCAAGCCCGGTATCACGACTATTGGAAGGTTTGCATGGGGTTCTTTGTTGCTCATTTTGTCACCCTGTGGTTACAGGGAGCAGCAAACGCCGGAAGTCCCGCGGCCCAGGTTATTGCAGCCGGCCAAAGCCGGGGCCTGGTTACCTCTGAGTCTGCAGACGGCCTATCTGTTAGCACAGACTACAGCACTATTGCCGGTGACCTTGATGGCTGGGCAGCGTGGAAGCTTACCATTTATGGTCAGCAGCTGGCTACGATAGCTAAGTTACTGGGCAAGGGTGGAATGATGGTGTGGTGATTTCATGTTTAAAGGCTTGGCAACTTCGGCAATAACCAGAGACCTAACCCGGGATATGCTGAAGGGGTTAAAGGAAATCTCTGAATTGGATGTTTTAGTGGGAATTCCTCAGGATGAGAGCAGCCGCGGAGAGGAGGAAGAAGGCATCAATAATGCAGAGTTGGCCTATATCCACACCCACGGCATCCGTAATCAAGCCATGAGAGAGGAAATGGATGAGGATATGGATCGAGGGAGCCCTTACAGCAAGGCCTATCAGATGTATATTAAGGAACACGGCTCCCCTCTTTGGAACTCGCCGCCGCGGCCTATCATTCAGCCGGCCCTCGAACAACCAGAGATTAAGGCAGCATTGGGAGTACAGCTGAGCAAGGCCGTGCCTGCTGCCTTGGATGGCAATTTAAATCAGGCTATGGATGAATTGGAGAAAGCCGGAATGATTGGTCAAAATGCTGTTCGGGATTGGTTTACTAATCCTAAAAATAATTGGGAGCCGAATTCTCCGGATACAGCAGAGCAGAAAGGCAGTGACCGGCCTCTCATTGATACAGGGGAACTGAGACGGTCCATTGCCTATGAAGTACGCAAGCGGGAGGGCTAAGAGTGCTTAATGTATCGAGAATATTATATAGCCCTCACCTTAATCAGGGCTTCAGGGTTCACCGGAAAACTGGTGCTTGGGACCGTGGCCGATGGGTGGAAACTGAGAAAATTATACCTTTTACGGGGATTGTGAAGCCGGCAACCGCGAAGGAATTACAGCAGTTCCCGGAAGCGGACCGGCCCACATCCCTGATAGCTTTTTACTCTGAAAAGGAGATGTTTCTCACAGAGGATTCGGGAAACCATCAAGGGACATCTGATGTAGCCGAATGGAGAGGAAAGTGTTACCGCCTTATCAAGGTGGATCCCGATGTGGACTATGGTTTTTACCGGGCCTATGGGGATTTCATAGGGAGGAATGAGAATGAGCCAGATTCTGACACTGAAGCAGATTGAAGATTGCTTTCGAAATCTTACCTGTCAAGCCCTGGGAATCCCTCTCAACAGCCACTCGAAAGTCCGCCTGACTTATCCAAAAGACGGGGCTCCGGATTGGAAAATTAGTGAGGATGTAACCTTTATCCGGATTCAGTCCAGTCAGGATCCCTACGGCCAGCAAAGGGATACAACCTACCTGCCTTTGATTGAGCCCACGGACGAAAAACGCGTAATAGCCTATACCCGGCCCCATGAAGTCTTTTGGACCCTCTATGGCCCTAACAGCTATGATAATGCCGACCGGTTACGCCACATGCTTTTTGATTCGGCTGATTTCCTCAGTGAGCATAATCTTTTTATGATCCCTGATGTGTCGCTGCCCAATCGCCGGCCGGAGTTGTTTCGCTCCCAATGGTGGGAAAGGTCGGACCTGCAGGCAAGATTCTATGAAAAAATAATACGAAAATTCCCTGCACCCTATATTCAGAGTGCAGATATTCAAATTATTACAGAAAGGGGAGTGACACAGGATGTCAACATTACCACTGAATGACGTGGTTCAGGTTAAGGTGGAAGTATCTCCAGCATCCGCGACCAGAGCAGGCTTTAATGTGGGCTTGATTATCGGGAAAGCTACGGTAATCCCTGCGGAAACGCGGCTTAAAGAATATGCGGGCCTGGAAGATATGATCGCAGATGGGTTCACCTCTGCAATGCCGGAGTACCAGGCGGCTGCTTTTTATTTTATGCAAAAGAAACGGCCTAACCGGGTGATGATTGGAGTTTGCGGCGAGGAAGAGGACTATTTAGACGCAGTTACTGCTTGCAGAACAAAAAATAGTGATTGGTATGCTGTCGCTTGCTGCGGAGCATCGAAAGCCGACGTTCTTGCCATAGCCGCCTACATTGAAACGGCGGTTCCAAGTAGTGTGTTCTTTTATACAACTGCGGATGCTGCCGACAAATCAGGATCAGCAGACGGGGCATTCAAAACGCTGCAGAGTCTTTCCTATCTTCGGTCTATTGGCCAGTATTCCACAACGGCCGACGCGGTATGTTCTATTATGGGGTATGCCATGGGTGCCAATACCGGCCTGGCTAGTTCAGCCTATACGCTGGCCTACAAACAGGAACCAGGGGTTGAGCCGGAGGATCTAAGTCTGACTGATGTAAGTGCAATCAAAGGGGTTAACGGCAATGTGTATATCAACCGGGGGAACACCTATAACCTCTTTGAGCAAGGAGTCATGGCCGACGGGACACCCTTTGACGAGGTTATAAATCTGGACGTGCTGGCCAACGATATCCAGTTATCCGTCATGGACCTGCTGGCCGGTTATGCAAAGGTTCCACAAACAGAAGGCGGTGTGGCCCTGATCATATCCTCGATTACTGCTCCTTGTCGTCAGGCAGTATCGACCGGGTTTATAGCCCCCGGGGTGTGGAACGGTCCGTCTATCCTGACCCTGAATACTGGGGATACCCTTTCTGACGGTTTCCTGGTCCTTTCTGAATCGGTTGCCGGTCAGAGTACCGCTGACCGCGCCGCTCGTAAGGCCCCGCCCATCTATGTACCTATCAAATTGGCCGGCGCGATTGAGAGTGTCATTATTTCCGTGGTCGTAGACCGCTAGGAGGTGTAAAGCATGTATACAACCTACAGCTTCCAGGATGTGAGCGTGGTATTCTCTCATCCTTTCTTTGGCCGATACTTAGCCCAGGGGGAAGGCCTTGGGCAGATTACTATCGGCATGGCAACCGACAGAACATCTCATGATGTGGCCGCGGACGGAACCGTGATGGTCTCTAAAATCGCCGGCCGGAACGGAACCGTAACCGTTCAAGCACAACAGACCTCAAGCCTCCATAAGTGGCTCCTGCGCCTATACAACTACTTAGAGAATGCCCCGGCCAGTGCCTGGGCACAGCTCTCCATTGTGGTCAGGTCACCGGCCATGCAGGATTACCATGAGTGTAACGGTTGCAGCTTTCTAAAGATACCGGATAAAGCCTACCAAGCCACGGGACAGCAAGTAGCATGGTCCATTATGGCTGCTGATATTTTCCAAACGGTAGCTTAAGGAGGATAACCTATGGATAAGATGGGAAAACGCGAGCGCTACAAAGTAGCTGAGATCAACGGCCGTCAATTCCGTATCGGGAAATTTGATGCCATGCTGGGGTCATATATTGCCTTTCAGGTGATGGGAGAAATTCTTCCCATGGGGCTGGGAAAGAAGGTAGGAGTGGAAGCACCCCCAGGCAGCCCCATGATGAGCAAGCAAGCCTTTATGGAGATGCAGAAGGATTGCCTCAGCGTGTGCGAGGAACTTCTGCCAGCGGGGCCCACGCCGGTGCTCAACGAAAACGGATCTTACGGGGTGAATGACATCGAACACGATGCCCCACTGGTACTGAACCTGACAATTCAAGCGTTAATTTGGAATATCACAGATTTTTTCGACGCAAACCTCTTGGATTCTCTGGCGGGGATGGTCCTCCCGTTCTTCTCGCCCGGTGCGCAAACATAAACGATTTTGTGTTTGCACCGGTGATGGCGGGAGTATGGAGACAGCATGAGGTTTGGGATGGGACCTACACCTTTTCGGATTTGTTGGATGCCCATGAGTGGTTGATGGTTAAGGCAGAAAACGAACGAAGAATCTTTGAAGCAGGGAGGAATGAGCATGCTTAATATCCTGAAGGAATATTTAGTATCTGTGGGGTTTAAGGTAGATGATGCCTCCCTGGCGGCGGCTCGTAAGGCTATGGGTTCAGCGGATAAAGCAGTATCCGGGTTTACCGATTCGGCGGTCAGCAATTTTGCCAAGGCCGGGGCGGGCATGGCTGCCTTCTTCGCCACCGCCCAATTGGGCATAGCAAAATACGTCACTGGACTAGCCAAAGCCGATTTGCAAAATGATATCTTTGCCCGGAAGATGTGGACGACGACAGAAAACGCTAAGGCTTACCAAACAGCGTTGTCTGCCTTGGATGTAAGCCTTGAGGATTTATACTTTAGTCCGGAGCTGATGGGGAAGTATCAGCAGTTGCGCCAGGAAGGCTTGAACATGATGGTGCCCACGGACGAGTACAAAGAACAGATGCAGATCATTCGGTCCGTGATTTTTGAATTTCAGAGGCTAAAGCAGATAGGATCTTATGCCACACAGTGGATAGGCTATTATCTAACCAAATATCTTGAGGGGCCGCTGGGTGACATCAAGGAGAAATTCGGCAGCCTCAATGAGATGCTCCAGGAGAAAATGCCCATATGGACCAAGCACATTGCCCAGGTGCTGAGTTGGTTTGTCCGATTAGGCTCAGCCGCCTGGTCGATTAAAGACGGGCTGTTGGCTGCTGTGGCGGTCTTTGCAGCCTTTAAGCTGGTGAATATGGGGCCGCTGGGGGCCTTGATTATCGGACTGACAACACTCCTTCTGCTTGTTGATGACTACAAGACCTACTCAGAAGGCGGGGAATCGCTTTTTTCAGGGTTCTGGCGTGGGTTTGACGATGCCGGGGTCAACGTTAAAAAGTTTATGGACCAATTGAAAGTTTCGGAGGACTTTAGGGAATTCATCACGTCTGTAGGGGATTTGGGCGGGGCACTGAGAGATTTAGGTATAGATACTATGAACGCTTTAGATAAGTTAGCACAGTTGGCTGGGTATGAGAACTTTGGTTCGTTGCTCGAAAATAACATAATAAAAAGTCTAAGGATGATGGGAGGCTTAATACAGGCTATTGTGTATGAGCTGAATGCTGCAATCCTCCTAATTGAAGCGCTTGGTAAATCTTTTAAAGGTGATTTTTCAGGGTGGTCTAGTTGGTGGGATATGACTAAAAAAGGGTGGAATTCACTTTTTGATGGCTTATTTGGCGAAGATTCATGGCTAGGACGTGCGTTTAATCCTAAGGAGGATACAAGCAGTTATAATTCTGAAGGAGTTAAACAATTTATGGACGGTTACAGTAACAGCGGTAACGCCTCTGGCATCCCTTACGTTTATCCTCAAAATACTACCACAGTGAACAATAGGCCTGAAATAAAATCCACCTATAACATCTATGGTGCACCACAACCGGAAGCGTTTGCTAAAACAGCAGATCGTACACTTACCGCGCTACTGATTCGGGCGAACAGAGGAGTGATAGTATGATTATCGGTGCATCTCCCTACACCACGGATGATCTGACTCAGCTGGTCTATGTCAAAACGAACATAGCCGGCTTTTTCTTTGATGCCGTCATCCAGACCGACCTAAGCTCAACGATCACCATAACGGAGCATCCGGTAGAGTCGGGCGCAAGCATCACAGACCACTCTTATGAAAACGCTAAACAGATCACGATGCAGATCGGCATGAGCGATGCGGCCACATCCTTAGTGGATGGGCAGTTTGAAAAAGGTATGACTCGGTCCGTAAATGCTTTCCAAGTGCTTATGGAGATGCAGAGACTGAGAATTCCTCTGCAGGTCACCACGAGGCTTGGTGTGTGGCAGAACATGCTCATTGAGTCTATAGCGGTGCCTGATGACTACACCACGCTTTACGGCCTAAAGGCGACAGTCATACTTCGGGAAATCTTTGTGGCAAAGGTGAAGACCGTAAAAATAAGTGCCCGCCCTCAGGTGACCGGGCAGACCAATCGGGGGGGTGTAGAGCCTGTTGAACCGAATATGAGTATCTTAAAGCAGCTGCAGGAAGCATTAGGTGGACTTAGCTCGAATTAAGCGCTTCTGTAAAAATTATTCCTACGTGATTTAATTATTCTTAAAGCAGGATTTTTTGAGTAGATAGTGGAATCAGTTTAAAGGATTTTTAAATCAAAAGGGGTTGTTGAAGTGAACAATGGGCTTACAGCATGCAAGGTATGCGGCGAAGAAGTTGCTAAGGGAGCTAAAGCCTGCCCCAAATGCGGAGCAGATAACCGGAGTTTCTTTGCAAGGCACAAGGTATTAACTGTAATACTTGCTTTTATACTTCTCGGAAGCGCAGGTTCAGTTCTTGGAGAGGATGGTAATAAATCGGAGCTAACATCAGAACCAGTGACGTTAACACCACAAGTAGAGGTATCAGATATAGAAAGCCCAACGACACCAACACCACCGGTAGTGCAACAAGAAGGGCTTAATGTGGGCCAGGACACGGACACGCCTTTGGAAAAACCAATAGAACTTGATTCAGAGACAAAAGAGAGAATTAAAGCAAAACTAGATAAGCTCGAAGCCCTAGAGAAACTAGAAGAACAGAAAAATTTTATGATGTGTATTGCTCAAGATGATTTAGAAGGATATACGTGGGGCGAAGAATGCCTGTACCCAGATACATGGAAACAAGCGTACATGAAAGCTAATTACAATGGAAATCTAGTTTTATCTATTCTTGGATCAGATCTTGATATATACCTCGCTTTCGGGAATAGTGAGTACAGCCTTGTATGGGCATCAGCAGACTTGACTTATGAAGCTTTTAAGAGCGGCAAAATGGAAGAAGTAATGCCAAGGGAACAATATGATAAAATAGTAAATAGGTTGAATGCTGTCAAGAAGAGGCTAGGATTTCTTTACGCCAAACGCGAATATATTATTGAAGATTAAATCCTGCTGTGCACGTTATAAAGCACCGGAGTTATTTTGCCGGTGTTTTTCTTATACCTCAAAAGGCGGTGATGCTATGAAGATTATCCCCCTAACCACGGACCCTGATCAAAATTTTAGCGTGACAATCCCCATCGACGGCAAGAATCGACCCTTCAAGCTGCGAGTGGCCTACAATCGTCCGGGGAATGTTTGGCTGATGTCTATCTATAACGGAACGACGGGTGCACTGATTATTGAGGGGGTACCCTTGGTCTGTGGTATTGACCTTTTTGAGCAATACCGATACTTGGATTTAGGGAGCGCCATTATACTCAACATCGGGAATACAACTATGGATAACCCAGACGATACTTGCCTGGGAGTGGATTTTATTTTGGTTTGGGGTGATACCATTGGCTGATTGGCAAGCCCTGGCCCAAAGCCGGGCCAGTATTCAAAACTGCCCGGTAAATATCGTATTGGCCACTGTGGAAGCTGAGACGGGAGGGCGCAATGTAACTGGTGACAATGGGAACGCTTTGGGCTACGGTCAAGTCTGGCCCAAATGGCACATGGCAAGTTTCCAGTCCGCAGGTAAAATGCTTGGAATTTCGGTTCCTTCTGACCATGCAAGCTTGACTAGCTTAGTACTGAGTAACGACACTTTCTCCATGGCGGTGGCCGTGGAGGTCATCAAAAAGTATTGGCAGAGTTCCGGAGGAGATTGGTCTAAGTTCACTTATTCCTATGTGGGGCCGGCTATTCCTAATTCAGATTTTCAACGTAGACTAGCCATTTGGAATAAGTATAATAACTCGAATTTTGATTACTCAAGCTCAGCGCCTAATGTAGCGGCCGGTACTTCGGCGGTTGCTCAACTACCATCCACAAACTATGGGGTTATTCCGGAAAGTCAAAAGATCGGGGGCAAGCTTTATGGGAGAAAGTACCGGGTCATTGTGTCCGATGAAAGCGGAGATAAAGCGCTGGATGTCTCTGAGCTCAGAATTGTTTTTAGCTGTGAAAAAGTCATGGCTGCTCAGCCTCAATATACTGAAGCCACGATTTACAATCTGTCTGTTGAAACTGAAAACAAGCTAATAAAAGAAGGATATAGAATCGTCATTGAGGCTGGTTACGATAGCGACCAATACGGATTGATCTTTGACGGTAACGTCCTGCAGGTGCTTCGCTCTAAGGAGAACGGAACGGATTATACTTTGTCTTTAATTGCTGCAGATGGTGACTTACCTCTTAATTATAGCGTGTCGGCCTTTTCGTTGCTTCGTGGCCAGAATGCAAGGGAGGCTCTGCAAAAAGGTCTGGACACAGCCTCTGTGCCTACGGATTTGGGGTATGCGGCTAATGTCCTATCCAGAAATACCTTGCCGCGCGGTAAGGTATCTTTCGGTATGACGAGAGACCTCTTGCTTAATCTTGCTCAATCTGTGCAAGGTACTGCCTATGTGGAAAACGGCAAGATCAATATCATAACAGCTGATGACTATCCAGAGGGTGAGATCGTATCTCTGGACCCCAGCTCAGGGTTAATCGGTGTTCCTGAGCAGACGGAAGCCGGCATTGCAATAAAGTGTTTGCTTAATCCCCGCATTAAAATAGGCTCCTTTCTGCACGTGAACAATAGCCTTATCCGGACAAGTCAGGTTAAGCAAGGTCAAACTTTCTATGGCTTGGACAAGGACGGTATTTACCGGGTGATTAAATTAACTCATAAAGGGGATACCCGGGGCCAGGATTGGTACACGGAATGTGACTGCATCACTCAATCCGGAGTATTGCCGGCTCTCGTGGCTAATGGGTATCAAAGCATGTTTTAGGAGGTGTGGCAATGAGGACAGTCGGGGAACGCATTGGCAGCGAGTTTGAACTATACCAGAGGCTGACCAATAAGGTAAGTAATGATATCCGCGTGGCCGTACCTGGAATTATTCAGAGCTTTGACGCTGGTGCCCAAACGGCTACTGTCCAGCCGGCTATTCGAGAAAAGATCGTGGATCCCGCCGGTAATGTGAGTGATGTTGCTTTGCCATTACTCCTGGATGTCCCTGTGGTTTTCCCTAAAGCAGGCGGATTTGCCATAACCTTCCCTGTGAAAAAAGGGGATGAGTGCTTAGTCGTTTTCGGGGACATGTGTATTGATGGATGGTGGTCAGCGGGGGGGATACAGAATCAACTAGAAAAGCGTCGCCATGACCTTTCAGACGGCTTTGCTATCCTGGGGGTTAGTAATCAACCCAACAAGGTACAGAATTACAATGCATCCAATCTGGAAATCAGGTCTTTGTCAGGGGGCCAGAAAATCGAGTTGTCCGATAATGGAATCAACTTGGTTGGTAACGTGAGAGTTAATGGGGTGCCAATCCATGAAATATAGAATGATGGATGCGAACGGAGATTACCGCTTCGGGAAAAACAGTCAGGACTTTTACATCGGTTCAGAAGCAGTGGCCCAAGCCATTTTAACAAATCTCAAGCTCCTTCAGGCGGAATGGTGGGAGGATGTTGAGGCAGGCCTGCCGCTTTTCCAAAACATCCTTGGCCAAAGTGGGAGCAAGACGAATTTAGATTCGGTGGATCTAATCATCCGAGATAGAATTCTGGCCACTCAGGGGGTCAAGGCGATTGAAGAATTTAGTTCCAGTTACGAAAAGAGATCCTATCGGTTTTCCTGTAGAGTCTCTACGATTTATAACGGTCAGGCAAGGGTGGAGGTGATATTCTGATATGGCCTATTTCGCTCCTTATGTTGATGAGACTGGATTGCATATTCCGACCTATACGGATATTGTCACTGATTTAGTGGATAGCGCAAAAAATATCTTCGGCCAAGACGTCTATCTTGAGCCGGATAGCCAAGATTATCAATGGATCTCCATCGTAGCCCTAAAAATATCTGATGCTTTTCAGGCCGTTCAGATGGCTTACAACGCCCGCAGTCCTGTCACAGCCATTGGCACGGGTTTGGATGCCGTCGTTAAACTCAACGGCATCAAGCGGAAGCCCTCCAATATCCTAGACGCTTACAGCCGCTGTGAGGTACAGCTAAGCGGCACACCAGGGACAGCCATAAATTCAGGCGTGGTGCAAGATATGGGAGGGTATAAGTGGTCTTTGCCATCATCGGTGATTATTGGCCCTGGGGGAACGGTTAGTGCTACAGCTACATGCGCCGTTAAAGGGCAGATATTGGCTAATTCGGGAGATATCAATACGATTGTCACACCCATATACGGGTGGGAATCAGTGACTAACCTTGTGGCAGCTATACCAGGAGTAGAAATCGAAACGGATCCGGAATTAAAAGCTCGACAGAGCATCAGTACGGCTCAGCCCTCAATGGCGATTATGGAGGGGTTGCGCGGAGCGATTGTTGAAGTGCCCGGTGTAACGCGGCATAAGGTCTATGAGAATGACACCAATATGGTGGATGCTTTAGGGCTTCCAGCGCATAGCATAACCTGCATCATAGAGGGCGGTAATGATGCGCATCTAGGGGCGGTAATCTATGCTAAAAAAACGCCAGGGTGCTACACAAACGGGGATGTGGTAGTTAACCACATAGACCGGTATGACCAAATTGTACCTATCCGCTTCTATCGACCAGAATACAAGGAAATACAGGTGGAAGTGACAGTAAAGCAGTTGCGCGGATACACCAGTTCCCACACAGAAGCTATTATTGCATCTGTTAGCAACTTTTTGGACAGCGGACAGATCGGGGATGATTTACCTATTAGCAGCCTATGGTGGGCGGCACTCTCGAAGGCGGGGGACATGAGCTCACCGGCTTTTTCTATCACCTCTCTGAAGGCCTGTATCTCCGGAGGGACCTTGGGAACTAACGATATCCCTATAGATTTTAATGAGGTTACCAAAGGTAATCCTGACTTGATTGAGGTGGTTTTTGATGCCTAATGTTGACCGTTATTTGAGCTTAGTCACCTCTCAGCATCAGAACAAACCGAAGTTCAAGGCCTGGCTTTCAGCTCCTTTGTCGATGTTGGAAAGTTGCTCAGAGGCAGCGGAAAATCTCTATGCGCATTTTGATCTTGACACCGCTGCAGGGGCCCAGCTAGACACGATAGGTCAGATTGTAGGGGTTGATAGAGTTGTGGATTTTCAACCCGGGGATGGGTCAAGTCCGAAACTGGATGATGAGAATTATCGCGTTATCTTAAAGGCGAGGATTATCAAGAATCAGTGGAAAGGAACTCTCCCAGAACTTTATGACATCTGGGAAACGCTTTTCACGAATGCTTTCATAGTATTGCAAGACAATCAGGATATGACCATTGACGCCTTGATTATCGGTTTGTTCACGGACCTGCAGCGAGACTTGATTACAAATGGGTATATCATTCCCAAGCCGCTGGGGGTGGAAATTAACTATATTTACTCAGAGAATCCGTTCTTCAGCTATGGCCTGTCTAACCGTGATTTCAAGGGTTACGGCGAGGGATACTGGACTCAATATGTATAAAGAGGTGAGTATGAATGCCAGGAACAAGCAATTTCAAGGTTTTTAATGAACAGTTTCAAAATGTCATGACAGATGAGGAATACGCAACTGAGGCTCAACGTACAGGGGGATTGACTGACGGAATTGCCAAGACTCGTATGCACAACAAGCTTTTTCGTCAGACCTCCATTATGGCTGCAGCTATTGCTCAGCACATGGCTAACAAGGGCCACACGGTAACCGATGAGGATCTACCGGCGTTAGTATCTGCTGTGTCCGATGCTTTCAGCGGGATATCTCAGGAAGAGTTTGACGATCTTGCCGATGCCGTAGGGGATAACGCAGCTGACCTTGCTGCGCATAAGGCAGAAAATGCGACAGAAACAGTTAAAGGTCATATCGAAATAGCAACTCAAGCAGAGGTTACAGCTGGCACCGATGCAATAAGAGCTGTGGTACCTAAATATTTGTCTGTTGAACTGGCTAAAAGAGTGCCTAATGCTAACATTGCAAACAATCTTATTACTACGGTAACTGGTCTGGTTTTAGACGCATCACAGGGTAAGATTTTGCAGGATCAGATAAATACAAAAACCATGTTAGATCTAGCGTCATATGTTAGTTCTAACTACACAGTGACAGGCGCAAACATTCAGAAAATAGGGAAAAGGTGCATTTTGCAGGGAGTAATTACTGCTGCAGCCGCATTAACGGCTGGAACCACATATACCGTATTTAGCGGTATTCCATCGACCTACTTACCGGGTTTGATAACTCATCTTGACGCAAAGGTTAACGGGTATCCGCAAGATGCAACATTGCTTATCAATACATCGGGCCTTGTTACATCGCTGGTTTTAAACGCAAATATACCATCCGGCACTACTATATGGATTACAGGTAGTTATTACACTGCTTAAAGGAGGTGCTCCTGTGGAAAAAGTCAAAATTAAAGAAGTTGAATACGAGATAAAAAATATAGACCTGCAATCAAACTTGTTGAAAATCGTATTCGCTGAAGCTGTCGATCTGTCCGATACAGACTGCTCATCCATTGATGTGTATACTGGCGGTGGAATAAAATGCTCCACAATCGAAGGATACAGTACAATTTATAAAGCTGATGAAAATGTGATTATATTAAGTAATGATGGATCAATTTATTCGGACACACCACTCCCGGCAGATTATGAACTATCCGATGAGGATATAACAAGGATTGAGATATCAAAACTGAAAGTTATGTTATCAGAAACAGATTACAAAGTAATTAAATGCATTGAGTATCAGCTTGCAGGTTTAGATTTGCCGTATGATATAGTGGCGTTAAACGCAGAACGACAAGCGGTCAGGGATCAAATCAACGCGCTGGAATTGACCCTTACTGCGTAATAGACCCCTTTTGCGCAGTACCACAACGCCACATAGGGCGTATTTTTTATGCCCCAAAACCATGCCCGAAACCCGCAGGAGGTGACGGGGAGTAGGGCGCTGGGGTAACCATTGTAGCGGGATGTCCATAAGATATAAGAGAGGTGAGGCATTTGGATTTTACACTGATTACCGCCCTCATTGGGATTGTAGCAACCTTGTCAGGGATCATCTTAGGCTGGTCGGCAAAGGCAAAGGAGGCCAAGAGCGAAGTGAGAAAAGACGCAGAGCTGGACACAGCCCTCCGTACTGATATGGAGTACCTCAAGCGCGGGGTAGATGATATCCGCATAGAACAGCGCTCCCAGGGACAGAGAATGGATGCCATGGGGGAGCGCCTTACCCGGGTTGAGGAGTCGTCTAAACAAGCTCACAAGCGGATTGACCGCATTGAGCAGAAAGGGGAATGAGCATTATGGATTTTCAGGTTTATGATATCGCAATCGTGCCTTTAATTGTAGGTATGGTAGCCTTGGCCACGGGGCTAGGGCTACCTAAAAAGTTTGCCCCGGTTGTAGCCGTGGCGCTAGGTGTAGCGGTAGGAATTTTCTATGTCGCCCCGGGGGATGTGCCGCAAGGCGTTCTGGCTGGCGCGGCACTTGGCCTGAGTAGCGTAGGGCTGTATAGCGGCGCAAAAAACACGGCGCAGGGGCTGAAAGATGGGGGAGAAACAAAATGA